GTTTCCCAGTCACGATCGAGGGGGGGGTTGGGTGGCGGTTGGGTCATTCAAGTAATCTAACGTCATAAAGGAAGGTGCACTCTATGGAATTGAGCTGTCCAGGTAAATTAGAGTATGTCTGGCCATCGAAGTAGCCGAAGGTCAGTTGAAGGATTGTACCGGGCACAAAAGGTTTGCCGGTAGCATCGCGGGTGATGTCCCAATTGTTCAAGTCATACGTATAGGCAGAATCTGATCCTGGATCGTGTCCGAACCCGTCCATCCATCTTGATGGTACGGAAGGGAGGGTAATAGTTCCATCTCCCTTGAACATGCTGAGTTTTATTCCGAAGCTAGGATCCGTTGAAACAAATGTCGAGCTGGCTACCAACATCATATAGTAGACGTTGACAGTGCAGCCCGGCAGAAAGCGAATGGTGAGATTGTCGCCATTTGCGATCCAGTTGTAGAGATCGAGTTCATTACTCTCGATCTCCGTCCTAACAGGGGTTATAGTTCTGAAAACCTGTTGGTTCTCAAAAATAGTGTGAGTGACACCGGTGTTCGTAAAGTTGTTCAACACCTTCATGCTAACAATAGTTTGGTTGGATAAGTCCGGCTCCGCTCTGGCCAACTTAACGCGGTATGAGACCATAATTGATCCAAGGGGGGCGTTATTGTAGAGCGGTCCGTTAGCACCGACAGCTATGTTCATGCGTCCATTGTCGTAAAACTTTGCATCGGCAATGTCGGCAATGGGAAATGCATCTCGTGTGAAAAGCCATTGCTTCCTTGTAGGTATGGTTAGGTGGCATCCGTCCCACACGGAGGATTGTACAAACGCTTCGTTCTGCATCAACTGGGCCTTTGTGTGTTCGGGTCCATCAGTTGGGTCTGCTTCATATGCCATGACTATAAAGCCAGGGGTAGAAGTAGGTACAGTAGGTACGTAAGTAAAGCGAATGTAGTCAATGTAATACATCTCAAAGTTATTAGCAATCCCAGCGAGCCATGGAAATACCTTACCGCGCCCGGGATTTATCCGAGCGCTGAGATTTACAAATTCGGTGTCGGTTCCAGGCACGTCAAATATGTATTCAGTATGTTCAATGTCAAGTCCGTTTGGGTAGCTGTGGAATTTGGCGCCAGAGTTTCTAGTGAGGCTAGATCCGTTGGCGACGGGAGCTGAAGTTGCGTGTGAATCCAGTAGCGCTTTTTGGGATCGGGTTGTAGGCGATTTATTCTTGCGCTTGGGTCTAGGGTTATCGCGGAGGCTTTTAGCCAGATTTCTACGGTCCTTGTATTCGGCCTCTTTCTTCTGCTGCGCATGCGCCAGCCGACGGGGGGCTCCAGAATTCTTAACTTTGGTCTGCTTGGTGCTCTTGTGAGTCTTATCGGTGGTAGCACGGGTAGAGTTGGTGTTGTTGTTGTTGTTACGTGTTCCATTCTTCATGGTTAGCTGTTATTTTTACGAGTTTGTTATCTCGGGGGCCCAACCACCAGGCCCGACTATCGCTTGCGCCTTCCCGAGTAGCCCCTGCGTGCTGCAGAGGCACGCGAGGTGCTCTTGTTCTTCTTAGAAGAACTCGAGGTGGAGTTGGTTTGTTTTTGAGGTGAAGTGCTCTGATTTCTACGGGTTTTAGTCACTGGAGGATCATAGGAGCGGGAACTCTGCTGACTCGCTATGTTCTTTTTGTGAGGTGGTTTGTAGATGGGTGGTTTTGGTTTAGCTATCTGGGAGACATCCTCGTCGATATCCCCGATAGGACCATCCTTAATCTTATGGTACACTTCTTCGGCCTTACGGTTCTTTTTGGTTGTAAGGTCCTTACGCTCGTCTTCTTTCTTACCATCGTTGATTGAATAGCAGGTGGGCTGGTTCACTCTAATTTCACCGTTGATGACAACAGGTGGTCCTTTGAGTTCCAGCTCATCATTGAGAACCATATCAGGAGGTGGGTGGAGGGCGAGATGCCAAGCGACATCAAGCTGTCCAGAAGCAGCTAGCTCAGTGATTTCGCGTACGTATGCACGCATGGAACTTTCACTGTCTAGGTTCAACTCATTGAGTACGTGGTTGACTGCCCATTCACCTACATCATTTGGGAATTGACAATCGTAGCTCGTGCGCGAGTGCCACGGTCTTAGGGACTCTGCTGGTGTTCCTCTAAGGGTGGCTGCGGTAGTCACGTCTTCATTCAATAAAATCTCAACGACACATCTAAGGTAAAGGCCAATAAATGGTGTGTTGCGGTCCATTAGGTAATAAGCGCGGGCCTTCTCGATAAGCTTGTCCTTATCGGATACCATTCCTTGTATTGCGTGGGAGGTGTGGAATTTGCTTAGCTGTCTGCGTATTTGGCAGATGCTGTCGGGTTTGCCGTTCCAGACATCTGGTCCAAACACTCTGGCCAAAAATTCTACGCCCGGTTCTCCACGCCGTTTAATATCTATTGTAAGCTTATGTCCATAGAACTCGGCTGCCTTCGTGAATTTCTTGGCATCGGATGGGTGTGCGATGGCGGTGAGGCCATCGTCACCACCGTAGATTCCAAGAGCTGCGTACGCTTCAGCTGGTTTGAGACCAGTGCTGCGTAAGGCGGAGTAATTCGTAAAGGCGTTGTTGATGGAGTTCATGGCGGCAGTTTCCGCGGAACCAGACATGCGTGATGTGCCAGTGTTGTAGCGGACACCGCAGCCTGTGGTTGCAGAGGCGAAAATCTGCTCTTTTAGCAACTGCTCAACTTGGGGATGGTATGAGGGATGGAAAAGATTAAGCACTATGCGGCGTTCCAGCACACGCATTAGTACTCCAACTCGGCCGTCGAAGCGACTAAAATCGGATAACAAAATATAGTTGGCTTTAGAGGCAATACTTGCGACCAGACCGGCGATCTCAACAGGGGTTTTGCCAAACGCGTACCAATCCTGAGTTTTCAGGTGGTCCGCGAAAGCGTACATATATTTGGAGTATTCAACTTTAGAGACAGGCGTTACAGTAGAAATGTTTCGGGGAGTGTTAGCGTTAACATAGGCCTCTGCCTTTTGGAAACTCTTCACATGCATGCTTTCGTTGCCTGTTCGTTCAGCCTCAGCAATAGTGTGTTGCTGGTTGGGACGGGGTTGGTTGATCCATACGTCATCAACTGTCTTTGGATGCAATTTGTGTTTCATCTTTCCAGTAAACATGGTTATAAATTCTTCCATATGCTGTTCAGTTTTGATTGTGCATCGTACTTTTGTTGGCTGTACTTGCATCAAGCGTCCTTGAACGCACTCTGTATCATTTCCTTTCGTTTTATCGGGAGCATAAGCGCCTTTCATGAAAGGGTCCATGAATGGGATGAGGGTTGGTCTTGCATCGGGGTCATACGTGTACGGTCTATATTGGTAGTGATAGATGGAACCAGAAACCGGGAAGATTGTAGGGGGTTCAAATGGAACGTACTCTCGTACGAACGCTAGTAGAACCGCGCCCGCAATCCTCGGGAGATCATGGTCGATATAGCTAGAAATGGTAGCAGAGGAAATGGGGTGGGATCCAGTTCTTGCGATGTTGTTGATAGCATGAAATTGCTCTGGGGTCACGTTGTGGGAGGCGAACTGGTCCACACGCCCGAGTGAATATTCCATTGAGTCCTTGCCCTTGACGCGTAGAAGAACACATGAGGTGCCAGGGACCACAGGGTTCAAGCGTTCGAGTGGGGTTGAGCTTAAAAAGTAAGTGAGTATCTTTGAAAACCAGGAGTGTTTGGATATGGGGGTGAGGAGGATGGCACAGTAATGCTCATCAACGTGGCGGCGGTCGACGACATATGTTGTGACGGTTGTCCAGCTGCGTACGGTGATGGTTTCATAACCGTAGTTCCAGAGTTCATGCTCATATTGGCCAGAGCCGGAAATGATGGTTCGTAGTCTGCCTTCTTTCGTGAAGCAGTAGCTAACATTCTTGCTGTTAGAACCTGCAGTTGTTGGGCAGCTAGTGATAATAACCGTTGGAATGGGTCGCTCTGACAATATGGCAGGCATGTCCATATAATAATCTGTGTCCACGATAACCCGGAGGTCAGTGCTCTTTGGCGGATCAGAGGATGGTGCAACAGCCATGTCCTTAGTCCAGTAGTAGTTCCGTGTGCCACGGCGGCCTTTCCGTTGGTCCGCGCGCGACATCTCTAAATAGTATGGAGTGAGTCCACTACTCTGTGCAAGGGATGTTGCGAACGCTGAAAGAGAGTCTCGCACTGCTGCTGCATCAGGATGTGAATGTGAATCATCTTTTCTGATCTTTGGTGCTGGGGTTTCTGAAAATCGTCCACGCACTATGTATGTTTGTTGATTGTTGACTTGGTTTGTAATGAATAATCGTTGGGTAATGTAAGGTCTCAGTAGTGCAACGACTGCGTTGCCTGCTGAGGTAATTCTATTGCGAATGAATGTTAATGCTCTCACTGGTATCCACTGCGCTTGTGGGATACGTAATAAGGCTAGCATGCCGCCTGCGGCTGCTAGCAATGCCAGATTTAGCTTCGCTGGTACGAATCGTGAGGTGTACGTGTTGAAGATGCTAGAGACAACACGGGCCATTGCGGCGGAAAGCTTCATAATCTTCTAAAGCTTTGGGTTTTAACGACTTCTCTGTCCTGGGATCGTGACTGGGAAAC